ATTCTCGACATCAGAAGAAATTACAAACACATCTGGAACTGCGTACACATCAGGTGGCGCAACTTTAACAAGCGTAACTCCAGTTGCATCAAGCACAACTGCAATTTGTGACTTTGCGGATGTAAGTTTTTCATCAGCTTCTTTTACAGCTAATGGAGCATTAATTTACAATTCATCTGATTCAAACGCAGCTGTTTGTGCAATCGCTTTTGGCTCTGACAAAACAGCGACAAACGGAACTTTTACAATTCAGTTTCCTACAGCAGACGCAACAAACGCAATCATAAGATTAGCATAGGAGGACCACTATGTCGGTTCAATCAGGATGGGGTCGATTCACCTGGGGCCGAGCTTATTGGAATGAAAACTCTATTCTTGCAACAGGATGGGGTGCTAAAGCTTGGAATGATGGTGAGTGGGGAAATCTAGCAGACGAAACAGTTTCATTAACAGGTATTGCAGCCACACCTTCATTAGGCACATTAAATTTAATTGGTGATGGATTAGTTGAGCCATCAGGCGTTTCATCAACAGCTTCTACTGGAGCCATATCACCAGTTATACCAAAAACAGTAGAGATTGGTGGAGTATTATTTTCTTCAACTTTTGGAACAATTACAAACGTAATAAATGTTTCTTTTGCTGTATCTGGCTTATCTTCTACTTCAGCCATTGGTGTAGTAGATCCTACAGATCAAGTTATGGGTCTAACAGGACAAGAAGTTTCTGTTGATCAAGGAACAGCAGTTGCACCAAACGAGGATGTATCGCCAACAGGACAAGCCATAACTTCAGCGCAAGGGACAGCACAAGGTGTAACTTCACACGAAGCTAATTTAACTGGTTTTGCAATAACATCAGGATTAGGTTCTGTAGTTGTACCAAATGATGCCGCTCTATTATCAGGTATAGGAGCAGAGTTTACTTTAGGTTCATTAATAGGGCTAGGATCTGCTGTACAAAATTTAACAGGTGTTTCATCAACGGCTTCTGTTGGCAGTTTATCCGCTGCAGATGTTATGGGAGTAACAGGTGTTTCAGCAACAGCCTCCGTAGGAACAATAGATCCAAAAGACCAAGTTATGGGTTTAACTGGACAATCGGCTACAGTTAGTGTAGGAGCAGTAGATGTTATAGCATACGCTAATATTGACACCGGTTCAAACACGTCGTATAGTGATATTTCAACGGGTTCGAATACTTCATATTCGGATGTTGCAACTGGCTCAAATACGAGTTATAACGATGTAACAGGAGAAGCAGCTTAATATGGCATCGACATTTACACCCCTAGGTATTGAACTCCAGGCAACTGGTGAAAATGCTGGAACGTGGGGAACAAAGACAAATACAAATTTACAGATCGTAGAACAGATATCTGGTGGCTATACTACACAAGCCGTATCTGATTCGGGCGATACAACTTTATCCGTATCTGATGGATCTACAGGTGCAACTCTTTCACACAGAATTATAGAATTTACAGGATCATTAACATCAGGCAGAAACGTAACCATACCTCTTGATGTTCAAAATTTTTATATTTTAAAAAACGCAACATCTGGTTCTCAAACTGTAACATTTAAATATGCAACAGGTTCAGGAACTAGCGCTTCAATAGCAAACGGTGCAACATCTTTAGTTTATGCAAAAGCGGATGATGGAACTAATCCAAACATTACCACTGTTTCACTAGGTGGAGATGTTGTTGATGATACATCACCACAATTAGGTGGTAATTTAGATACTAACTCTTTCATGATCGATTTTGATGATGATCATGGTATCAGAGATGAAAATGGAAACGAACAATTAATATTTCAAACAACATCTTCAGCGGTAAATCAATTAGAAATTACAAACGCTGCTACAGGTTCTGGTGCTAAATTAGCAGCTGCGGGCGGTGATTCAAATATTGATTTATTATTATCACCAAAAGGATCAGGCGAACTTAAAGTTGGAACAGGATCAGCTGCATCAACAATCACATCATCTGGTGCATACGATTTAAGATTAGATACTAACTCAGGTACAAACTCAGGTTACATTAACATTGTAGATGGTGCTAAT